GCTTATCCAGCTAGAGCGATTAATTGTCAACGGATCACTTAAAGGGTACGATGAGTATGCCTATCAGAATAACTTTGGCTTTGAGCCACCAAGACAGGCTTTATGGTTGACACATCCTGAGCATGGAATTACTTTTAGTATGCCTGTATATGTAGATCGTAAAGAACGAGCTAAATCTAAAGAATGGATTAGTTGGAAGTGAAATTAACCTCTACTATTCTGAAGAATATCTACATCATGCTTGTGGTGTGTGAGCCTTTTGATAAGTGGAATATGCCTTTGCCAGAGCAGATCAAGTTTATTGTTGATTTTGATCCCGATGTGATGGGTACATACTTGTACGATGATGGTGGCAAGTATGAGCATATTATTACTATCTCTGCTGCTAGATGCGGATTCCTTGAGACTGTTATTAGGACAATGGCACATGAAATGATCCATGCTAGTCGATGGGAAACTTCTACTTGTGCATGGCAAAAACACGATAAGACCTTTAAGCATCGTGCTAAAATGGTAGCTAACGAGTTAGGCTTTGATCCCTTGGAGTTATGACTTAACTACAACAAGTCCTCGTTCAAAAAGTTCACCCATTGTTGCTCTGTGCGCCTGTTCCCACATCTCAATCCTTGCGACTTTTGTAAGTGTGCTAGATGTATCGGCTTCCGCATGGCAGCGAAAACAGAGGCTTGCAATGCGAAAATCGGATGCTTTAAGTCCACGACCTTTCCCATCTCTGAGCTGGTTGGAATGTGCAGCCACGATAGTTCCATCTTCTATCCCACAATGTTGACATGGTAGTTGTCTAGCAATTTCTAGCAGTTTTTTATTTCTATACATTAATGTGTAACTCGCTCTACTATCCTTGCAGAAGCCTCTAAACTGCGCCATACCTCGACTTTAGCTTGTGCTGCGGTCAGCATCCACTTTAGCTTTTCTTCGACCTCTATGGCTGCTTTAAGCCCTTCTAATAGCTCTATGTAATCCCTATGTGCCAGAGCGTCTACTTCGGCAGCAGCTACACTCTTGCCAGCAGTCTCAGCCATTAGCATAGCCTTTTTGCTTTTTAAGAACTGCTCAATATAAACTCGGTTTGCTTTGGCTTCTGCGTACTTGCCTGAGTTTATGATGATGTATTCGATTGCTTTGTGCGGAGATTCCATTGTTTTATTAGTTCTTCCTCTAGTTTTTGTCTGCCTTCTAAACCTCTGTGTTCTTCTACTTTTACCAAGAACTTTCTACGATCAGCAAGTTTCCAACTCAATACTTCCCTTGCTTCGCACTCTGCCCTCCATGCTTCCGAGTTCGTATCTATTGATTCGTTCACCTATCCACCTCATTACTGGTACAGCCATTGAATTACCTAATGCTTTGTATCTTGCTCCATCAGGACAATTTTCTTTGATGTTTGTGTAGTTATCAGGAAAGCCTTGTAATCTCTCGCACTCAACTGGGGTCAGTCTGCGGACAGCCATACTGTTTGCCATAGATACTTGGTTATCGCCCATTTCTGCTCTCAATGTAGGAGATATTTCTTTAGTAAAACGATTGGGATTGCCTTCTCTTTTTGTAATACCAGGCTCAAAACCATAAGCAACATTCTGTACAAATGGCACATTTCCCCCCCCAGTTCCCCAGCTACTAGTTACAGTTTGACAAACATCACCCATTTCTTTAACTCTGCTATCGCCTGGGTGGTTTTCATACGCAACCAATTTCATCATTGTTGGATTACAGTCATCAGAACTTATGCCTTTGTAATCTCTTGCTGTAAGAGGTCCAATATGCTCTGTGCAAATCATATTAAATCCGTCTGCTCTTGAGTAGTCGTTACAGGTTGTTTGGAGACAGTTAGCAATGCTTGGTGTAGCATAGGAGGTAACTGTTTCCCCCTTTTTTCTGCCCTTCTTAGTATCCCTTCGCAAGCTCTCGGACTCAAATAATACTTCTGCGGTAGGTCTCCAGTCTCCAAGGCATCCGACAACAAACACTCGTCTGCGTCTTTGTGCGACTCCGAAGTATTGAGCATTAAGCACCCTGTAGCTCCACCCATACCCGAGTTCGCCCAGCGCACCGAGGAAGCTGCCAAAGTCTCGCCCCCCCCCGCTACTAAGGACACCTGGCACATTTTCCCAAATGAACCACTGGGGTCTAAAGTGGTCAAGAATTCCAACATAGGTGAGAGCAAGATTGCCTCTTGGATCTTCAAGTCCTTTCCTAAGTCCTGCAACAGAGAATGATTGGCAGGGAGTTCCTCCGACCAAAAGTCCGATTGAGTCATTTATTTGCCACTCCTTATATTTTGTCATATCGCCAAAGTTGGTTACTTGCGGATAATGGTGTGCAAGCACTTGACTTGGGAATTTTTCTATTTCAGAAAAGCCTACAGGCTTCCACCCCATATGATGCCAAGCTACTGTAGCTGCCTCTATACCAGAGCAAACAGATAAATAGTTCATTGAAGATTAATACCCATTTTCTGTAGGCATTTTTGTTTTAGTGTGTAGTAAGTATCGTATCCATTGCCTAGAACATTTAGCTCTTTTGCTTTTCTCTCTATGCCTTCGTTTGTTGCTACCCAAGACATATCTACTTTTTCTTTCTTAGGTGTTAGGTCTATTTCATCCAACCATCGCCAGCCGTTAAGCCAAGTAGCTGGGTAGCAGATATAGTCTTTCTCTGTCTGCTTTAGTTCCCAATGCTTAACATGGTTAGGCAAGGCATCTATCGCCAGTTGTTGATCTAGCGGTTTTAATTTTAGCCATGCTTTTAGTGCAGCACCTTTAGCGATCTTTCTAGGGTACATAGACCAAAATGTTTCAAAGCTCATCGTGTTTAATAATCCAATTTAGTGCATCTTTAAAGTTTAAAAACTCAGGTGATTGTTCAACCTTGTTTTCCCATCTATAACTTGGGCGCTCTACTACTTGCCAATTATCATCTTGCCATTTAGCACTTTTGTAATAAGTGGTTACTAAATTCATTTTGCTTTTCTAGCTTTAATATGCTTTTGTAGAATATGCCAAAACTCGGATTGGATAATTTTCATTTAACAATGCTCCATTGATTATTACGATTAATAGTCCTCTCTAAATTGTCTGACCAAGTTTTTTGTGTTGCTTTTAAGTCAGATGACCGAGCTGCGTATCTTGCTTCGTGATAATATTTGTTTGTTTTTGATCCTCTTGCAGACAAAGAATCGACTTTATGGTTTTCAAGCCAATCAAGCAACTCTACATGACGCTCTTTAGGCAAAGCAAATAATCTTTCGCTAAGTGCTGGCATAAACTGTGCTACCCAAACACGAACACCAAGACCACGCTTTCCATAACAATTTTTAACTCTTTTAAGATTTAAATTATTTGGAAAGTTTCCAAACTCGTCTCTAGCCCACATATTTAACTTGTAGCAATCGTCAAAACTTTGCCATGACTTAATAATCATTGCATCCCAGAATCGTTGTGTTGGCTCTCTCATTTCTTTTTTCCTTTCGCAGCTTTTAGCATTTGTGGTGTTACCAAAGACTTACTATGCGTTATTGCTTCTTTCAACACCGCTACAAAGCCTTCACCGATCAACCAATCTTTTGCTTCTTCATCCATCTCCATGGTAACAATGGCTGATCCATCTGGCAATTCTTTTATCAACTTACACTTAATATCCATATACTCTCCAAATAAAGACAACGATTCCTGATAAGTAGAATAATACTGAAACTACCTCTACAAGTAATAGGGGTATATCCCTAGTGTATATTGCTGCCACAGTCCACAATGCACTTCCAATAAGACCAAGAATAATATTGGCTGGAAAGAAATTAAAGCTGGTCAGCAAAATACCAGCTAAACAAAGTATTGTGCCTAGCCATTTGATGAGTAGCATCGCCATTTCTTTCTGTAAACATTTGCTGCATCTACATAGCCGTTGATTTGAATAAGGTTGCTTGGTGCGCTAGTAAAGTGTGTAACGATTCTGTAGCCCTCTCTTACGCAGAAGTTTCTTAATCCTTTTACTGTCATTTGCTTGCAGATGTCTTGGTCGTATAAATGAAAGCCTGGTATAGATTCATCAAACTCTACATCTTGGTAAGTTGCCAGCACAATGCCATCTAAATGCTCGCAAAAGTCTTTGCCTTCGCTAAAGTAGATTATCCCTTTTCTAGTATCTACTGCGCTTCCGATCCCCTTTCCATTCCACCAAGGCACTATATCTGTCTTGCTACCTATTACACCCACCATGCCAATATCCTCTGTGCAATACGCAATTAGACTCATGCGTAACAAAGTGGGATTAGTAACAATAATATCGTGGTGAATAAAACACTTAATTTTGTTCTTAGCTCTTTCTATTCCTGTGTTGTACCCTTCTGCAATAGACTTAGAATCCTCTACAACAATCAACTCATCGTCATCTTTTAATGTAAGAGACATTAGTAGACATTTTTCTAATATCTTTTTGTTGTGCGTACAGGTAATGTAGCTAATCGATTCCATGAGCTTTTTCGATTAGTCTTGCGTACTTTAGCCAGAATGACTCAAAAGTAAACTCACCATCGAGCTTACTAAGTTCACCGATTAAATCTAATATCTTTTCTTCTGTAAGGGGTTTTGGTTTGACATGGTTAATAATGTCTTTTACAGACTCGTATTGAGACATCATTAGCTTTGTAAAAATCTCTTGGCTAACACCTTGTATGTTGCTGGGGTAATCTAGCATAATGATCTCCTTTTGTAGAATCATAATGTAGATTATCTACAAATGCAATGACTAAGTTTTATTAATATTTCATGCACTTTTATGGGTTTTTGTAAACAATACGAAACATAAATGTAGCGTTAACTATCCTAAAGTAATGTTTATGTAACATTTTGACAATAGCTTACTTTGGGTGATATGCCTTATCACCTGATCCATCTCTAAGATATAGAGACTAATCCTTCCTAAGATAATGTTCGCTCATTTGTAGATGTGTATATCACCCTTGATCTACAAACTTGTGCAGTACCCATTTAAGTCTGCGAGGCTTGCCATCCTGGTAATGAGCCTATCTTTTCTCCCACGCTGCCGATCTAAGCACTTTATACGCTTGGGGTGCGAGCAGAAATAGAAAAACCCCATAGGGTAGCTCTAAGTTGACACCACTTAACAAAAGAATCCACAACTTTTGCTAAATGCTCAAAGCTACCCTATAGGGTCTTATGGATTAATGCTAACAGGTGTCAATCTGCTGGTGTAATTATAAACCATTCACCGCATTTGCGGTGATTAGAACTCAAACTCTTTGTAATCGTACCTTCCATTGGGCTTTTTGAACCACCCAATTACTAAGATTCTCCACTTGGATCGTAAGACTTCTGCTAGGAAAGGGGAGTTGCTGATTTTTTTTATTCTTGCTGACATATTGCTTTTGGAAGTAAGCTGAATTGCTATAGTTTCGCCTTTTCCAATAGCCAGTATGTCGAATAGACCAAATAAGTCTTTTTTTCGCCTGGTAAAGGCGTTGTAAGATTCGACTGTATCGCACACATATCCCCTTTCTTCTAGTAGGGTTATTGTCCGTTGATTTAGGCTAGACAAGATCATCCTTTGTAATTTTGCCCTCGGATTTAGCTATGATGGTGTCGTGGTGTTTCTCTGGGATGCCATTACGCATGAACCAGGCGTAGACAGTTACATACTTGATACCTAGAGCCTCAGATATGCCTTTGTAGCTGCCAAAGACCTCTAATAGCCTGTCAAATGGTTGTTTATCTGCCATGTTTTCTCCTTGTGTAGTAGTGATTCTACAACAGTTCTACATTAGGGTATATCCCTATATTGCAAATCTCTACATTTAGGATTATTGTTTCTACATGGGCAGTCGCTCATAACTGTGAAAGGTAAAAAATGAAAGACTACAGAGGTGAATGGAAGGATTTGTTTTGGGGAGCTGTAGCAGCAATCCTAATGCTTGCACCAGCTATGTTTGCTTATATCTATAAAACTGGGGGGATCAGCTAATGGACTACCAAGAAAGAACTACAGCGTTTGATGTAGAACAAGCCTGCGCTTATGGCGATATGATTAGCGAGGCAGCAGAGGCTAAGTTGCGTAAAGAATACGATCCAAGCGATTACCATAACTTTACTGAGGCTGTGACTGAGGATGCCTTGGCAAAGCATTGGGATACGATTAAAGATGCCTGGGATCGTGGCGATAAAGCAACAATCGGTTTAATGATTACATCCGCTATCTACACTTACTGGGAAAACAAAGCAATATCTGATGCAGAAAACGAGGCAATGTTATGAGCGTATACA